TAGAAGTTATTAGCTAATTTATCATTCTCATGCTTTATGTACTCATAGAATAAATCATTCTTGTTATACTTCTTCCACTCTACCATATCTGCTAATTCACGATATGATTTATAAACTTCCTCAAGCATCCTTTTCCTCCACTACCTTCTTGATACATTTCTTTAATGTCTTAAATGAAAAATCTAGCAGTTCGATTCTATCAAATATCAAACTCCTATCATTACATGAACTTTGTATTACCTTCTCAACTCTACCGATTCCGAAACAATAAATATGCTTATATACAGACTTATATCTATAAACTACTTTATATAACATTACTCCCCCTTAAACGTATCAATAAATGCTAGCATACTAACTTCATCCTCGAATAACCTAAGCTTCAGGTCAGGCCTAAAACTAAAATCAAATTTCTTTAGTTCTTCTATCGTACCATCGAACCAAACACCAGTATCATCATAAACTACTGCCATAATCAATCTCCTTTAACTTAAACTTCTTTGTGATTCTAACCATATTAATAACTCCATCAATGAGTTCATACTGCAATGCTTCACAAGGTGCTTCAGCATCAGGATCATTAAGGATGTCTACAACTACTGCAGGAATAAGTTCTCTGTATTCTTTAGTTACTTCCTCATCAATTAACCCATTTTCTTTCAAAGACCTAATTGACAGACCAAATCTATTAGCAATGAAATCTCTAACATACTTCATTTCGTTGTCTGCCATATACTCTTTCAATTGTTCATACTTCTTCAAAAACTGATTCGTAATCATAGTCATCTCCTCCGTAAACTTCTTCACATTGAACTTCACAATCAAAATCATCCCAGTATTCCATATGCTTACCCCCTTTGATATTAAGGATATTATATCACAAAGTTTCTGATTTGTAAACTAAAAAATAGGAAGACTTTTCAGCCTTCCTTAAAATTAACTTTTTCAAATCTTTTGATTTCTTTTTCACAATCTTTAAATCTTCGTGGATACACTTCGTTAAGCATCCATTCTCTATACTCTTCAAATGGCTTACCACACCAAAAACTCTTATCACTTTCGGCTGTGCTCCAGGTATTGATATTTGAGTCAGGGTCAATCTGAGCAGTAAGTCCTTTTTCTCTAGCCTGTTCATAGGTAATGGTCTTCCACATTTCGTATTCCTTTGTGTACTTGGCTAATTTGGTAATACCTTTCTTCATAATCTTCATACCATAGTCATTGAGCTTGGATTCCTTACAAAGTTTTTCGAAGCAGTCCTGACCATAGTTAATAGTCATACCTTCTACATAATGAACTGTCACGATGTTACGGATATATGTTCCACATCTATCACATAAACAACCTTCGTTTTTACCAACTGATGTGAATGTAACTTCTTTGATATGAGCCATATGAATTTACCTACCTTTGTTTTGATAGATACATTATATCACAAAAGATTATATTTGTAAACTAGTTTACCATTGTTTTTGCTGCAGCCCTAATAGTTTCTTTAGTTCCTCAGTTTGGTTATAGTTATCATCAACAATCAAATCAGACATACCGGCTTTTGCTTTTAGGATATCTTGAATACGCTCATCGATAGTTCCTTTTGCTATTAGCTTATAGATAGTTACTGACTTCTTAGCACCAATCCTATGAGCTCTGGATTCTGCTTGATCCTCTAAAGCAGCAGTCCAGTTTGAATCTAAGAAAATTTCATATGAAGCTGCAGTAAGAGTAATACCTGTCCCCATTCGTTGAGAGGTGCATAGGATAATTCTACACTCACTATCACCTTGGAACTTATCTATGTTACTAGAGACTTCTTCATCAGTTTGGTCACCAGTACAAATGATTGGTTTATACTTCTTCAAAAGGTCAAGCAAGTTATATAATGGTTCCTTGAAAGTAGAGAACACAATAACTTTCTCACCAGAATTTATAATGTCTTCAACTAACTCACAACATCTATCTAGTTTCACATTTTGAGTTACAGTAGTGGAAAGCACAGATGGGCAAGTAGCAGCTTGTCTAAGTCTAGTAACTAAACCAAGCAATGAAGTATTCTTTATGTTAACTCTATCTGCTTCTTCAACTATACCAGCTTGCAAATCATTATAGAATCTCTGTTGTGCTGAATCCATCTCTAGATACTCTGGCACAATAACCTTAGGTGGTAAGTCTAGAATGTCTTTAGTTCTTCTCAAAGAACATTCTGCTAACTCTTGCTTGAGTGTGTCGATGTTTTGGTATCCAACTAATTGCATATGACCAAATTGACTTTCGAACCTACCATAGTATTGTTTGAAAGTAGAGAAGTTTGCTTTCTCATACCCAATGAATTTTAATGGTGCATATGCATCAAATGGTGAGTTGATTAAGACAGTTCCAGTTGAGCAATACTTATACTTAGCACTTTTAGCTATCTTCTGAAGACCTTTGCCTTGCTGAGAATTAGGATCTTTACTCCTATGGACTTCGTCTACTGCTATCATATCAAACTTATTCTTACTATTTTGAATAGCAGCTACTACTGTGCTATCTCTCAAGCACTCTATGTTCATAATAATGAAGAAGTCATCAATAGGTTCATAAAGCTCCTCTGCTCTCTCACTTACACTGGCATAAGTTATGTTACCCTTCTTGTTGACTTTCTCACCAATTACTCTTACGCTTTCCTTTGAGAACTTTTGAATCTCTTTCTTCCAGTTCTGCTTTAGAGTATTTACGCAGCAAATGATTAGACAATGCTATATTCCTTTCTGTGCTTTCAATTCTTCAGCAGTGTAGATAATCTGTGCTGACTTACCTAATCCCATTTCATCAAGTAGCAAACCACTTTGTCTATTGATTAACCAATCTATACCTTCACTTTGATAACCAAAAGGACTTAGTTCGTGCTGAACTATTTGGTATATAGAATTAGAGTTATCTCCCTCTAGCATATTGATTTGAATGTCATCTAAGTAGGTAAGTGTATCAATCAAAGAAGATAGCTTAGAGATAGGAAACTCCCATTCATGTGTATCCTTATTGTACTGGTAGTTTCCTATCGACTTAAGAGCTTCTACTATTTGCATATTGAATTGAAAAGTAACAAATAGGCTAGTTTTGCCTACTGCTTTTTTAGATAGCTTCTCTTCAATAGTTATCAAAATAAACTTTCCTCTGGTAATGTAATCTTCTTTGCAGCTTCAAATGAACTAACAAATTCTTCTTCTTCCTGCTCATCGGTATTAGTAGTTACTTCGAAGTTAATGTTAGCATGAATCTTCATCTTAGCACCACAGTTATCACAGGTGTATTCTTCGTCTAAATCCATATCTTCTCCAATGACAAATGAAATTTTGCCTGAATCATCTTTAACTACTTCTTTTGCATTCCCAAACACTTTGTCTGGATAGAAAACTTCTGATGGAAAATACTCTTGCCCACAAATTGGGCATACGATTGTAGGTGTATCTTTGGTAAACATAAAGTAAACCCTCCTATTATTTATGATACAATTATATCATACATAGGAGGGTTTGTAAACTATTATTTTTTATGGTGTTACTCTTCCATTTATTTTTATCCACTAACCATTATGGTACACCTTTGTTGAGGCATATAAATCCACTTCATTCCACCTATTATTGAAGTATACATTTATATGGTTAACATGATCCCAATCTTTTTTACTGCCATCATAGTACATAATAGATTTAACTCTTGTCCATTGTGCATATAGTGTAGCCTTTGAAACATCCTTATTCCAGTTTCTAACAGGCTTACAGTTGGCATCATAATACTATGTACCACCTGATGCAGCATCATAGTACCCATTCAGTATATAGCCATTTCTAATTGGTGTTGTAATAATAGGCATAGCGGAATCATATGTAGCAATAGCAGTCTTTGTAACACTACCACCACCTTGATGGTCAAATGTTATTGTTGTCTAATTAGCAATCCATATTGACTTTAAATCAAACCCATCCTTGTCTTTTCCACCAACATCCCAGTTTATAATCTAACTTGGGGTAGAATTAAAATACTTCTTATTATTATATTGGTAACCATCAAATGTATATCCTGTTCTACTATTTGGTTTACCAGGATTTGAACTTACCTTAGCCCCATATTTTACATTTAATGATGGCTTAATATAAATTGGATTATTTGGGTCTCTTGTATCATAAAAGTTTAATGTGTATGTATCTACTGTCTGTGTTGTGCTAAAAGTAGCACTACTATTATCTATCCAGTTGTATGTATCGGATGATAGTGTACTTGTTGTTGAATAATTATATGTGTGCTTTTCCTAGGAACCATCTGTATACACCCAATGACCCAAGTTATGATACCCAGTCTAATTGTCAATGTATGGAAAAGTCTGTGTGACTGATGGGAGTGTTTTATAGTATTCATACCAGTTAACTGGCAAATTTAAATTTTCATATGGAGTTACCCAGTATGTAGAGCCACCAATATCATTAACCCTTGCACTTTTTTGATATGCAACATTTTCATATGAATACATTGACTAAGGCTTTATTGATATTGTTCCATCCCCAGTAGCATTAAAATATGTAACTATATTTTTTTTAAGGTCTACATAAGTTGAACTTTCCACACCAATGTATTCATGTATATCCATTGACTAACCTTGACTAAGCCATGTTGTTGATGGTAATGAACAAGTATATCTTGTATCTGAATTATAGAATTCAACTTTCCATCTATTACTGAAATACCCGGTGGCTATGCTAGGTAGTACAAATTCTCCATAGACTGTAGGAGCCTAACTAGTATCCTAACTATGAAGTTCAACCTTAAATGCAATACCTTGTGCCACTATGTATCCACCATATGGATTTGGAGAATTTTGGCATGCACATACCCAATTACCTGTAGACTTGATGCCAATAAGAGACCCTATAATAAACTGAGAGTCCATAGCAGCACTATCATTTTTATATCTTAGAATTTTTATATTGGATTTAGTACTTAGTGCTCCTATATAGTCACTAGTCCCTACAACTACATCACCAGATATAGTTGCACCAATAGAAGATACAATGTTTGTTTCCAATAAACTAGAAGACGTAGAAACGTATGGAGTTATGTATATATACCTATAGCTAGAGTGTGGAAAAACACCATTTGTTGATATATCAAACTATAACTATATTCCGGAAGGCCCAAGTATTGAATTATGTTCTACTGTAGAGTAGTATCCAGAGTCTAATAAAGCTGCCCTACATGATATTGTTACATTAAAATTTCTTCCTCCACTAGCATCATACCCAGTTAATGTTACAGATCTCCAGGTCTATGCTGCAATCGGATCTCTACTCCCACTGAAGTACCCAGATGCATCATATTTAGTCATAATAAATCACCTTTAACTCAGTCCTTTCACTATCCAAATATCACCATCATTAAATGTTCCAGACGGTACAGAACTTGGTGAATTAGTTACAACTATCTACCTACCACCCATTGCGACACCATTATATGTACCATCATTAGCAAAATACACTATCTATGAGTAGGAGCCACAATTTCCATCTAATCTAGTAGAAGATGATGCATTTTTTACCTTGGCTGTAGTTTTTCCTGCACTGGATTCAAATATACTGGATATTGACACATTATTAATACTTGTAGTTACATTGGTGGCATTCTTTACAGTTGCTGATATCCCACCACTACCACTCTCAAATATACTAGTGATAGGTTGGTTACTTATATCTGTTGTGACTTTTGTTGCAGTCTATGCATTACCATTAAGACTACCAGTTACATCAGCAGTAATCTTCTCTGGTAAATCTAAAGTAAAACCATCAGTACCACCATCTGTAGTTGTTTCTGTCTCTGTTCTTTTTGGGTCTGCAGACCCACTTTTAATCTTAATCTTTTTTGATGCACCCCACTTTTTGGTTGTGATGTCTTTAGTCCCATCAAATGATTCACCATTTATTGTGCGTCCTGGGTTCAGTTTAGATGCACTTCCTACATTTATCGTATCTAGATTAAAAACTTTCTAAGCATCATAGCACTTGCAAGATTCTTCTACTATGTGTGAGTTGGAATCATATATATGCAAATCTATAGATGCTAAGTTCCCATTTATATCAGCATCATAATGATTAACACCATCTAGCATTAAACCAAAAAATTTGGTTTCATCATCCAACTATGTGCTTCCGTCTCTTTGAACTAATTTTCCAGTATCATCAACAAATATATGAGCATACAACCCTTCGCCAGATACTATATACTAACTCAAATCCTTTTCAAGTTTGAAATAGTAACCATTTATAACTAATTCCCATAATGTGTTACTATGTGATAAAATATAACTGGGCTTTACAACCACTCTAACAATTCCAGTAAGGTTATCCTCAGAAGTAAACTTACTTTTAGCACCATCATATACTCTAAGGGATGATGGGAATACTTTTTTTACATTACTTGATTCTATATTTGCCATTTAGGTTTCCTCCTACAGGACCATTACCTATAGATAATGTCCAATCTATATCTAAACTAACGTTTGTATTGATTGTTATCGAGTACTCGAACTCAACCTCAGCATACTCGATTGTGTCAGTTATATCAAATAGTTTTATACTTTTTATTTCCTTATTATTAATAAGCATACTTGGTACTAAAAAGTTTATTGTCATACTAGCAACTGAGTTTGCAATGGTTACATTTGTCATATCAGTCGCACTGACACCAAAAGGTATAACCTACCCACCTTTCTCATTGTATATATGTATCTTGTATGGCTAGTGAGTTAGACTACTAAAACCTTTTACACACTCAAGGAGATATTTAAAGAAGTTGGCATTTCCCTCATTGTGCTATTCAATCGTCTTTATGGTTTTGCTACCATCTTTCAACTTCACACTTACATTACCAGTGTAAACTCCAACACCTTGCTCTGCATCAATTCTCATATATTATATCTCCTCTGCATCAACTGGGTCTGTGTTATCACCCACATAGTTATGGTAAATCATATAACCTTGATTATAATCATTAACCAAAACTCCACCTTCTTCTTTCCATAGGTAGGCTTTTTTATCAAAATCACCTCTATCATCATATTCTGGTGATGTCATAATACCAAGTTTGCCTCTTTCAACTTTACTCTTCTCAGCATAGTCAGTAAACTTCATAGATGTTGCTGCCTCTTCATCATATGTCTTATACTCTATGATTCTGTATGTCATACCAACAGGCAATACATAATCCAGTAAATCCTGAACTATACCAATACTAGTTAACTAAGTCGGGATTCTAACTATTATCAACCCTCCTATTATAGTTGGTGATACTATTCCCTCTAACTTATACACTCTCATCAATGCTGTAAGACAAAATTGAAGTGCAGTTGTCGTGCCTTTGCTTCTCATAATATGCTTGAAGCAGGAAACTACGGCATCTAATGGGTCTAAGTCCCATGCATGCTTAGGGTCAAAGTTAAGTGTCTTTGCCCTAAGCATTGTGAGTTTATTATCTATATCCCTACCCCAAACATCCATATTATCGATATACATCTTGCTTGAGTTATATAAGGCAGTAAATAATCTTGCAAGTAATTGGTAGTCTCTTGACTAGTTACTATATTCATATGGTGTTTGTTTGATTACATCAATCATGTGTATCCTCTCATAGACTTGATAATATCAATATCAGCCTCTCCAGTTATATTATGCAAATCTATCTGTGGTATAGTCATATAGTTTACTACATTGTTTATGTCCCAATAGATTGAGTCATCACTAAAGTTTTCACTCTATAATGCAATACTGGATTCTGGCTTATTTATATAGTAGGGTTTTACATTTGGTTTTGTAGATGATGATATAAGGCTCTTCATCTTACCAACTACATCAGTAAGACCAAATCCATACTATGTCTTAAGACCAGGGTTAAGACCAGTGTATACAACTGGATTATATACTGCAATCGCTATTGTCTACTCATCTGGGTCATTGTTTGCTGTAAGCATCAATTTACACATATCTGACTATCCTAAGCTAGGGCTTATCAAATACATACCTGATTTAGTAACAGTCAACTGCTCTGTTGTAGTACCATCACCAAAGTCTTCAAACAAAACAGCCCCACCACCGGAATTTTGCATTTTTATAGTTATTGGGCTATTACAATCATCGATGTAGTTTACATATATTGGGAGTATATAGTGAAGATCTCCACTCTATACATAAATTGGAAACTTTGCGGTACCAGACTGTGCAATCATTGTGTATCGTCCATCAACATATACTGCTTCTTCGCCATTGAAGTCAGTAGGCTTATCATTATCGGACTATATATAGTAGAGTATCGATATGCCACTATTGTCTTTTCCATACATAGATACATCGATTTTTGTATCTCCATATGCTACCACTGGTACAGATGACATAATATGTGCATTATTTTCTCCAGTGCTTGCAGGATCATATGTTGTTGATTCACCTGATTTCTTATACAATGTAATACGTGGTTCATGCGCATTTGCTATAGATAATGGCTGACCATTTACACTATCTACTGCCAAATCTAATCTACTTCTAATCTAATAACCTTCCTACCCATCTTCAAGCTTTGGTAGTGTATAACTAGTCCCATCAATGGTATAATTTATGTCTGCATTACAAGTTATCCATTCATTAGTTAAGTTCTGTGGTATAGCATTTGTATCCCAATTTGTTATGCTAAGTGTTGCACCCTCACCAAGTGTTACCAATGACATCTCATCAATAAGGAAGTTATTTATGCTAAAGTCTGCTTTCACCCACTCTATGCTTACAGATAGTCCATTCTCGGCTATTGTTTGAATGTTTATCTTATTTGCTTTCTCCCACCATTTTGATGTATCACTAGAAGACTTTATAAGTCTTGTTCCAGCACCCAGTATTACCAAAGAGTCCTTAGTTGCATTTGTATACATAAAGTACTCACCAGAACCAAGTATTACACTATTTCCACTCTGGAACAAGTTATTGCTATCATTATTCACAACCCAATAACATAATTGGTTATTACTTGTTAAGACAGTTCTTAGCAAATCCCTATGCTCAATCTACTGTCCTGAGTTAATTGATGTGAAATATGACTTCTGCTCACCACCATGTTTATCTTTCCATATCTTCTCTGTACCAGATGTGGTTGGCTTTATCTCGAAGTTTGCTCTTATTACTTCACCTGCTTCATATACAACAGACTACGAAACGTCACTCTGCTTATATGTAAGGATTAATCTTTCTCCTTGAATAAGTTTATGGTCAACATTGGCTGGTATTGTTGTTAAATCGTTATTAACCTATGCACCATCAAAATGATAGAATACATATACTGGATATGTTACATCTGATGCATAGTTTCCACTTGCAATATGGATATACTCATTTGCATTTAATGTAATGTTTATGCTCTACCCTTGTTCGCCTGTTTTCTTCTTTGTTTCACGATATACATTTACAGGGTACTTGCCCATAGTACTATTGTAAGCAATCGGTGTTTCTTGACCTTTCTTAATAGAGATTGAAGACGTATCAAGATTTGTTAAACCATAAATTGTGCTCCCCTGGTTTATGTATTGTGACTTATTCTAGCCATATCTCAATGTAAGAATTTCATCATCATATTGAAGTTTGTGAGTTTCATTAGATTTTATTGTTATAATACTATTATGCTAATTCTCTATGCTGACATAAAGATTACCAAAGTCTTCATTGAAATATATATTACTTGTTTCTGTATACTCAGAACTTTGACTAGTTGAAGTATTCAATGGTATCTTTACTTCTGTTGTTATACTTGTTATAGTGTCTTTCTGCTCACGTTTACTCTGTCCATATTTATAAGTAAATGTATCATCAAACTTAAATAGGCATACTCTTCCAGCAAGAACATTCTTAGCAATAATGGTTTTCATTACTTCCTTGCAGTATTCACTACTAGCATTGTAAAGTGGTAACTCTTCCCATTTTTCACTTTCTTCTTTTGATTCATTATTCTTAAGTTTAATGAAATATGCATGATTATCAAAATCTTCTAGTATTATATTCTTTATTCTATCATCTGCATTCAAAAGAACTTCTAACACACTATCATAACTCAACTCTGTTCCAAAGTCAACCATCTATGCATTAAAGTTCTGCGATAATGCTTTGTATATATTGTTGATTATATCTTCTTTTTCTTCTTTAGATACTTTTGAGTATGGAACTATTGTTATTCGTAGCGGTATATAGTTCTTTATACAAATTATATCATCTTTAAGTGGTTCGAACACGTTATGGGTTATACACTTTTTATCTTCAAGACCATTAATAACAACATTATTAGTTGCATGTGATGATGGCTTAAATGATTCCTCTAAAGCAACCCAGGGCTTTTCATCGCTATACTTACTCATACTGAATGCACGAAGTGCATACATATATAAGTCATTCATACTCATAGCTTCTGTTGCGCCAACAAATGAGTCATAAGAGATTGAGTCCATTGGACTCCAGCTTCCAACACCACTTACAACCTTGTACAAACACATTCGTACACCCTGTCCCTTATAGTTATAAGGGGCTATGTCATTATTCTTCGGTGTATCTGGAAGTACAGCATGCAATTTGTACGTGTAGTTAGTATCTCTATTACTTGCCTACTCAAAGTATGTACCATATTCATCAAATGTTATTATACTTATTGTTCTATTGAAATCATTTGTGTAATCTGTCACATAATCATTTGATACATACTTAGTTGTGCCATCATCCTATGTCAAGTTGTATACAGCATTAGAGTAATCTCTTTTTGTAACCAATGTGTCAAATGTACCAACAACCTTTTTAAATGATTTGTACATTTCATCAATAGTCTCTGGGTTTTTACCATTTGTGATAGACCCGCTATTACTAATGGTAAACTTAGACATATCGATTGATTTTTCTTCTTCTTCTGATATGGTATACTCTGTTGGTGAGCCAATCTTTGTTAGTGTCTTTGCCTTAACATTACCATTCTCACCAGTTGATGTTATATATCTAATTAAAAGTCCATTGCCAATTAATGCAGATATATCAGATGGGAACTCAATATAAGGTGCATTCTACTATGAGTCATAACTAACTTTATAAATATATGTACCTCTTGGCTCAGTAAGTAAATAATCCTTCTTCTGCCAGTACTCTTCGTTTATATCATATCTTCTAATGAAGATACCATTTTCTGCAACATATTTTGTTGGCAAGTAAATTCTATTATTCTCATCTAAATTCTCAAGTTTTACTATAGCCTAGTTGTTTACCCTAAGTACATTTATTGTACCTTCCATGAATTTACATGTAAATGGAGTGTTTCTTTCATCGACATTAAGTTTCGATACCTAGGTATAAGTAACATCACCATCCTCATTTGTAATGACCATAGTAAATTCTGGTATTTGGAATGCATAAAATTCATCTTCAGTAGCATTAAATGTAAAGGTTATATCTCCACTAGCAGATATGTAATACTTAGGTGCATACCCATTCATCTCAGCAATATTTCGAACAGACCTATCCTAAGTTGCAGATGGAAGGAAAGCCTCTAATATATTTTTATCGATATTATAATTGTTATGGTCAGAAATGAAAGCACCCTCTTTTAGAAGTACAACACCCGGGTCTGACTCATTAGACAGGCTTGGATCCCATTTATTAGTGAGTTCCTTTGCTAAGTCTAGCATATCTGGGTAGATACTGGCAAAGTCTTTATGAGTGTAACTCATTTTAGAAATTTGAACATCATCGTTGTTTACCATACTGACTCCTTATTATTGAACTGTTTGTTGTAATAATACTATATTATACAAATCAGTCTTGAAGTTTACTCTATTCTATGCCTTTATCTAGATATAGAATGTATTTCTATTTATTGTAACAGTTATATTTTTTCTGCTAATGTTTAGCTGAGGCATAAACTCTACAACAGCAGTATACACAAAGTCTATTATTATATTCTTAAGTATTGTATCATTCTGCTCAAACAAGTATCTTTTTAGACCGGCACCATAGTATGGGTCTCCAAATAAAGAACCTTTTTCAGACCACAATAACATTTTTAGGTTTTGCAGTGTAGCATCATAATCGCTGACTGTATTAGTAACAGTTCTACTAAGCATATCAGGAAATTTAATTGAAATCATATTTACCCCTCTGTTGGTATTATATAATCGATTGCACTTATTGAACTATCGGACATCTTATTGTATAGTTTGAAGAAATCTTCTACACCATATTCACCAATCATTGTATCTCTAGGTAACTTAGCTACTCCAGTTACTTCCAAATTACTTACTATATGATGCGGAAACTTATACTCATATTTTTTACGTTCTTCATCTGTTGGTTTTGATGTATACATCTTGCCAAGTATGACTGGGTAATTAAGTGTTTCCCCCTCAAACCCTATATATACTACATCATTTATATCATATAATTCATACTCATGTGATTGGTTGCATAGCATTGCTTCCATGTATGCAGATGTATTTGTATTATCTTCAAACAATGGTATTTCAACTAAATACTTATTACTACCTTCCTCTGGTAATTTAGCAATTATAGCCCTAGTTATCATTAATACCCTTCATCCTCCGCTACTCTTGTCAATTCCAAATCTGTCCAATAACCAGACTAGTCTATTCTATCAGTTTGACTGGTTATAATATAATAACCAGATGAAATATGTTTCCTACCATAAAACCAGACATTTACCTTGACATAAGTCATAAGGATTGCTGGTCTAAGTATGCCTTTAACCGTCATACTTGCCTATGTAGTAAACTGAGTTACCTTTGTCCACCAGTCTTGGTCTTCTGGCTTGAAGTTGTACTTTGTACCTACCATCATAGGAGAAAATCTATCAACAACATTACCATTATCATCTATACGTCTTACATAGTCCTTTTCGGCTTCCTATGCATAGTTATAATAGATTGACCATCCACCTTGGTCTTTAAATGAAAAGTTTGTTACTACATTACTTGTTTGTGCACCAACATCGATTTGGTATGTGCATAATTGGTCTAACGAGTTAGTAGATGTCTCTATCTTTTGAACAGTAAAATATGGACCATCATCCCCATCATGTGTTGTGAATGTGTATACTGATGGCTTTGTTATACTATTAGGGTCTGTTCCAGCTGCAGTCATAACTTCTGCAATCTTACCAAAATATTCAGGATATGACATATTTGTGCAAGTTGGTATGTCAACAACAATATCATCACCTTGTATCCAGCCCTTTTGCTCTACTAAGTTTCTATCAGTCATACCGGTAAATACCTCTAGAAGACCAGAATCCTATTCATACAAACCTTCGTAGATTACATCACTGCCTTTTCTTCTAGTCAGTGGAAAGTTATGTGCTTTACTAAGTGCTAGTGTAGAAGAACTGGTAGCCTTTACAGTATAGTGTATTACTGATGATTTCATATCTATGTTAGATGTGATATCAGTAATCAATGCTTCCTCATCTCTGTATATGTAGTTTGGAAGTAATGCATCACCATATGAAATTTTTATCTATCTGCTATTAGATACATTTCCAAATAGTTTCTCGAAAAAATTTGGGTCATCTACCTGTGTTACTGGGTATGAGATAGAGAGTTCATACATATTAACCATGCCATTGATTTTATTAATTGTCAGTGACTATATATAATTTGGAAATCTCTCATTTTGATACATATATATATTGTTCTCATTGACAATGCCACCACTTCCTTCATACACACCAAATGTGTATCCAGCAATTTCAACTCGAACAAATGGTGCTTCTATCCTAGTGCTAGGTGATATAAGGCAAGCTAGATTATCTTTATTTAGTCTTGAGTTCATATATTATCTCACTTCTTGAACTTTATTTCTGATATAGTTGGTATCTTCAATGTCTTATAATTACCATACAACTATGCATAACTATCTTGAATTCTATTGAAATCTGCTATCACCCAAAATAGATCTGGTCTTCCATAGTAGTGCTATGCAAGACTATCAAATGTATCTCCCTATTCCACCTAGTGCTCTGCATATTCAACATTCTCATTTAACTGACCAGTTAACCCATACATATATTTATCATCAAAGGTATTATAATAGAATGGGAATGCATTGTACCTAGATATATAATTATAATTCCTGATTGTCTTGTCCTGTAAGCAATCCATTCAATCACCTCTTAATTAGTTTTTATAACATTTCCAGCTGCAAGGCCTCTAAATGAACCAGCCTTAACAACTTCCTGTGCACTAAATGGCTCTGTCTCGAATACAGTAAAGTTAACAACCATATGTGCATACTTTTTCTATCCTTTATAGTTTGTCAGTATAGGTTTCTTGTAGGTCACAGTAACAGTTGAATTAACCACACCTTTTATAAAGATGGAATCACCAAAATTTATTGCTATCATAGGTGGAACTATACTTGCAGTAGAGGTAGAGTATGACTAGTAATTAGGAAGTGCACATGCCTATAAATGATTTATCAATGCATCTACATAGTCCTCACCATATGTGTTGAACTGAGTATTTAATTTTTCGTTCTCCTCATTGAACATATCTCTATGCATATCTAATGTTATAGACATAGACCTAGGCCCTGAGTTAGAGTATGTAAACACCGGTGCAGATCTTGCTAATGCATTAGTCTGCTAAAAATTTGACTACATAGTATCAGTTATATCTTCTGGATACATAGGGAGGGCAAGCCATTGATTTAAATGATAGAAGTATATGTAGTTTGCAGCAATATATTGTGTATCAGCCATAATTACTTACCCTCTCTTTATAAATGATTCTATGTCCTTGTCAGCAAAATATAAAATATCATCAGTTATATCTGATAGTTTATAGAATAATCTATTAGACTCATAGAAGTCATGCTATGGGTCATCCTTTCCAACTGACTATTCATTAACAGGGATATACTTACCATTGTACATCCTATATAATTGTGCAAATTTTCTCTTTCCTTTTCTTTCTGGTGTGTTTACATTAGATGCAGTATAAATACTTCTCTTTAAGTTACCATCAAATATACCATATACTCCTTCGAACTAGGTATCTCTGTATGCATCATCCTAAACACGCTCTATATCACTTGATATATCATCATAGTTTGTTACTACATTTCCAAGCAAGTATTCGACTAATCTGTTTGCGAATGGGTAACTCACTTTAGAATTAACATCGAGCAATGATAGTTTGCATACATTTGTGATATCTCTAAGAACATACTTACTTTTGAAGGATGGTATATCCTACTCATGCTCTACACCTTCTTCATCCTTAAACTTAGCAGTATACCCACCTTCATTGTATACATACTTTGGTGCTAACACATTACCAAATGTCTATGTGTTCAATGAGTAATCACCTTCTAGAATTGTTATCGAAGATTTGACAACTTTTGGAAGTCTTATCAATAATCTTAGGTCTAGTTCATGAGATATGTAGTATGGAATGTTATACTCAGATGACTCAAACATACTATCTATGTTAGTGTTTAATATATGTGGATTTCTAATAGTAGAACCAGATATAGTTTTGAATGAGTGTAGCACTAACTTCTTTGATTCATCAGATACTTTATCACCAGTATATATCAATAAACAAACATCGTATGGAACTGATGCGTCTATTCCTAACGTGTATGTTTGATTGAATTTAACAGGAACAAGATAATGGTAATACCTTTCATCATCTGTATTGATTTTGAACTTCACCCTTCCAGTTGGTATAGTCTTCTCTACATTGAAATTCAAACCTTTAGCTATCTAACTACTAAAACAATTATATAATGGCATTAGGTCGATACCCTTATAGTCTCTAATGAAACGTAAATACTGGCCTAAATATTCATGAGTATACTAATCATATATGGATGAGGATATAGTCAGGTTAGATGTCAAGTTCTGTATTTTTTCGCCATATATGTAACCACTAACTTTCTCTAACTTACCTTCCTTATTACAGATACAAATTGATAAGTCTTTTAAGTAGATATTTCCCTCATATAGTTTCATACCTTCCTTATAAACTTTGCATCTTGGTAAATTAAAGTTATGCAGTAGTTCTTTTATATAACCAATAACTATACTATCATCATTGAATTTATATCTCATAACTAAAATCTCCCTTACCTTGTTCCACCAGCAAGTTTACTAGGATCTTGTGCCCATGTCAAACTACTTGTCCAGTCAGAATAACTTGATATAGTCTTTCCAGAATCATATCCAACATCTATCAATGCTCTCTAAGTTCCATTATACTCTCTAAGTAACAAATTGTAAATATTCTATATGTTTACAGCAGATGCAACCATCTACTTATCTAGGAATGATAAATCTGTCTCCTACACACTAGTATTAGTTACCTTTGTTCCGCCTTCTTCATCTGTCTCTCCAGTCCCACTGCTACCAGAACCAGATGGCAATGACACAGACAACCCACTATCCAATTTATTCTTTATAGACTTTATCATACTAGCTATGGATGTTTCTTCATTACCAGTGATTTTTGACAAATCTAACTAATCCTTAATGGTGGTAACATCCTCACCTAATGACTTGAAATTGTCATCCATCAAGTCATATATTTCAGTTGTAGTTCTCTGCTCCTCCTAATCAACCATTAGTTCCTCAGACTATTCCTATGAGGAGTTCTTTGCAGTTCTTGATATATCAGTATTATCTGTGTTTAACATAACAGATGATGATTTATCACCAGTACCTAATCCAGCAAATATATCACCTACACTTTTAGCATTGCCAGAGTTACCACTAAGCATTGAAAATATGCTAGAAGCACTACCATTAAAATTGCTAAATATATTTCCTAAAGTTCCACCAGCAACCAACTCAATGGTTGCGGTTACCATTGGTATTGCCTTGATAACATCAGATAAGGTTATAGATGCACCAACACCTAATGGTGCAGTTTCTAACTTAGTACCTGATATAACAAATTCAGCTATGTTGGATGCAAGCTATGTTGCTTTATATATTGTATACTCGGTCTCATTAGAAGCAATACCAGTGCCCCATGAGTACATGAAGTTTGATAATGCATTCTCCAAATACTTTGTTCCATACTAGTATGAGTTAAAGTTATTTAGCAGTGCAGTATTTATATTATCTGAAAGTGTCTTAGTCATTATGGTGACTAAGTCAGAGTTCTTTGCTGCTACAACGTCTGACACTGTTACACCAAATACTCTTGCCAATTCCGACATAACAACATTATTATCCGATGTGCCTATAACATTTGTCATATACTTAACAACACCTGACATAATTGCATCGATGCTATCTTCAGTTAATCCACCCAATAATATATCAGTATATGACTTACCAACTTCATTGGCACCCATTATGAGAAGCCTTTGCATATCTGTTCCATTGAGTGCACTAACATTACCAGAACCGAGTTGACCAAGTGCTTCTGCTAATTTGTTGATGGTCTCAGTAGACATACCTGCTGAAGATAAAGCACCCATCCACTTTTGAACCTCGGCTTCAACTTGCATTGCAGAGTTTGCTGACATTAATGATTGTGCTTGTAATAATGCATCAGATACACTTTCAAATCCATCTTTTATATATTGTGAAGTTTGATAGTTTTGGTTTAGGAATGTCTTTAAACTGGCTTGGATTGCCATTCTATTGGATGTCATATCCTCGCCCTATAAAAGGATGAGTCTATTCAGTGACTTGCTTTGAAGATTGAAGTTCATACCCAAGTCATCTGACAATGTCTTTAAATAGGCTCTTTGCTCAACATTCTCTACAATTCCTTCTTCGACTAATGTCTATAAATTCTTGTAAACATCTTCCTATTTAACAATACCAGAAGAGCCAAGTGCTTTAGTAAGGTCATCAACAACGCCCTCTAAATTATAAGTGGAGCCATTTAGATTATATGCTATCTTTTCCTATGTTTCAAGGAAATTATTCATTGTGGTGTCTAGGGTATTTTGAAGATCTGCCAGTATATCTTTTATCTTACTAGCTGCTGACTTACCTAAATCTTCACCAAAATCCTCCATTGCTTCATGGAGCTACGCTTTCTAATCTAAGACAGCGAGTCTATCTTTCCCACGTCTCTGCTTGTCTTTCTCTTCCTATAACTATATTAACTCTGCTTGATAAGTTTTTTGATGACTAGCGGCCTCTTCAAGTGCTTTCTTTTTAGCCTCAATCTCTTCGTCTAATCTTTTCTTCTCTTCTGCAGACCTTTTTTTAGAGCCATCATTTCTTATTTTTTCGAGTTTCTTTAGTTCTTTTTCGGCATCAGCAGCTAGCTTCTTGGCATTTTTACTTTTCTATCGGTCAATCTCAATGTCACGCTTCAGTTGTGTTTCATTGTCCATCTCTTCAGACATTCTATAGCCGTCAGCCATATCTGGATACCTCTCTTTCCTTCTTCATCTGGTCTATATTTTCCTGAGCCTTTCTGAACTCTTCCACAATAAATCCTAACATCAAATCTTTCTCTCTTGGTGGAAGCCTCAAAACATCAGTGTAAGAAGTGTTACAATTCTTTGATATTATGTAACACTCCTTTACCAGTTCTCTATATCTTACAGGACCATAATCCCTGCCATCACTCGTTTTCAGTGGGTCTAAAAAATTCACTTGTGAAGCGAAAGGTAGAATCGAAATCTTTTCCACATGATGAGCATGTTGATTTAATTCCGATGTCAATCCCCACCTTTCTACTTAACTTATCTGCCTAATTCATCAATGCCATATAATCTCTCAACTGCAACTTTCTAATGTAATTTTGCAGAATTGGAGTTTGCATTACTTCACCATTTACTGAATTGATTATTGTCTGCAGATTATATAAGATTGATACATCATCAGTTGCATCAGGGAATTGTCTTTTGTGAACTTTCTTTTGAATTTCTATATTATCTAAATCTCTTGGAGTTTGTAATCTTAATTCAATCACATCACCAGATACTGGCAAAGTAATAAATCTTAATGCCTCTAACTCCTCCTCATTGTAGTTATGCACCTACAATTCATCTAAGTTAACTTCATAATCAAACTGCTATAAGCAGTGTGGGCAAATCATTGATAGTTTATACCTTGGGCCATATGTTACAGTTCTAATCTTATGTAATAAATATTGATAATCACCTAAGCACATATCATATGATGATATTGGGAGTTTATTAACTATGCATGCATCAATGATTTCCGTCATAGCCTTGTAAGGCTTGTCACTTTTTGTCAATCGTTTCATTTCTTCAGCAACAGTCATACTTCTTATCTTTACTGAAGGATCAAATTTTGTTGCATATAACTTACCTAATGAAGGTAATACATATTCTTCTTGGATTGTAATATTTTCCATATAATGTCTCCTAGGGTGGGTATATTTTATAATACTATACACCCACCCTAAAACAACTCAATTATTCACCAGTATGTGGTATTGCTCTATCAAATCTGATTGTAGCAGTAACTGTTTTCTTTGAGCCACTTTCTGCATTCCAACCATCTTCTGATAATCCTTTAATCCAGCAACCTTTCAACTCCCAGTATCTTACTAACTGCCCATCTGGTAAGTATTCATATACAACACCATTCATCTTATAGTTAGATGCATTTGGGATTGAATCATTGTTTACATCATATGATAATGCTTGCCAAGCAAGTAAGATTGATTTTCCATCAGCACCATAGAAATCATTGATTACTAAGCTTCCTGCTTCAAATGTAGGAACACCAGCAAAATAAATTGTACTATTATTTTTCTTAATCGGTATTTCTTCTTGTGTGAAGTGTGGGGCTGCAAAAGAAACAACTGAGAAGTCAAGCACATCAACTGCATCTGTGCTCTTCACTACCCACTGTGATTCTTCTTGGTCATGACCTGGCTTTACAAAACCATTCTTCACAAGATTATCATTTGGCTACAATACGAATCTAAAGTTATTCTATCTTACTGGCTGATAGAGTGCTACATTATCATCATCCACTAACTCTGCTAAGTGGTAAGCACTGTGTAAGCGTGTTTCAATGTCTGCCATATCTTAACCCTCCATCATTCCTGCACACTGACATCTTCATCTGTCAGGTGGATATTTATCGTAAAGAACTCTACTGCTTCAATTGGCTTAATAATCAACTGAGCATTTATAGTTGCACGTTGGTTAGATGGGAGTTTTTCCCAGAAATACTTCTCAAGGCCTCTTCCATCTTTCATAGAATCAAGAAGTGTATTCGCTAACATCTTGAAATTAATCCAAGTGATTGTGTCATTTGGTTCAAATGTAATTTTAGCTGCTGCTGAGAAAATTTGTTTCTTGATATCACAAACTAATAGTCTAACATTCAAGAAACTGAAGTAGGACATCTTGTTAAGTCCACCAGCATCCTTCTTCATTGTTCTATTACCCCATAACTTAAGGCCATAGTCACCAATCTATGCAATTGGGTTAACATAAATCTTTGGATTACCTTCTCTCGGGCTATCTTGGAATGTGTTTATCAATGCTTCGCTTACTGGATGCAATGTTTCAATAAGACCAGGAACATTACCGCGGTTAATACCTGCTGCAGCATACCAGTTTGGATTTGTTGCAACACTATTTGAGTATGCCGCCAAATATCCATATGCACCCGGCATAACTAACTTTTGGCCATCAACTTCATATTTACCCCATGGGTATGTCAAACATCCATAAGAATCATTTGTGCTCTCTGCTGGTAAGTTATTCAGTATCTCTGTTTCATTGAAATCATCTGGCTCAATTAATGCAATTGCATCACCTCTAACAGTAGCAATATCCAGTAAATCTGAGTTGCATGCAACTCTCTTATTTTCTGCAACATTGTAGTTTGGATGTGCACCAGTTGTAATAAACTTTATGTTATAGAAATATCTAGATTCTGTACCACTATATATCTTGTTAGTCTTTATTTGATTAACTAAGTCAACTTCCATAGCTGCCTTATCTTCAAAGCAAGCTTCACCAGATTTATATTCTTTGTAGATAAATCTAACAAGCACCTTTAATCTATAAGAAAGTAATTGTGAAATCATATAGTATGATTCATCATACTTAAGTACCTTATTATCAGAAACTGTTTCGTAGTACCATCCAACTTGATGTTCCTTTATATCGAAACTATCCTTATCCTAATAAAGTTTGAATGTATAGTCCTTTAAATCTTTGTCTGTTACATACAATGGTATAAGGACTACATTATCAGTTACTTTAAAAGTTGAAATCGACTATCTCTCTGACTCAGTAATATTTATCTTTGGCATATTACTTATTTCTCCTTATTGTATTCAATAGTTTTTACATCTGTAACATCAACTCTCCAGTTATCCATAAATGGAACACTAAACAAGTATGCATCATCTATTGTAAGATGTATTGTCATTCTTGTAAATTGCCCAGCTACTAATCTTTCTGGAATGTCTGAGTTATCAGATACTGTTGACTCAACCATAATAGTCGAATTGTGCTCTATGTGTGAGTCATTATATGGAATCTCTATTCTCAATGTTGGGTAATTAATAAAATTGAAAATAAAGTTTCTAAAGTATTCATCTGCTTCAGCAAAATACCTAGTATAGATATCCAGCTAATAGCCTAATTTTATTGGAATAGCATTCAGCAACTAAGACTTATCAAAATTGTACTTCATCTACCTACCATCATAGGATAATGCTCTCTTAGTTGTTGTAACTATCTCAATGTCAGAGTCTCTAGATATGGCTATCATTGGTAATGCTAGTGGTTTATCATTGTTCTATTCTGCTTTCATTTGGAACAACCTTGTAGAATCTTGTGGTGATAATACTTTCATATCTGGGTCTATCACCCACTTTTGAATCTTATCTACAATGGCCTAGTCATAATAACGAATTGCCATTCTTATACTCCTAATATATGTTGTTTACATTATTCGCAACGTATAGAAATACGTCATGAATTATTCTATAACCTCTAACTTCTCTGTTACCATTACTTATTATATTTAAAAGTGATTTAAGGCGCACACCATCTACCATCACATTTGTATCTATGTAAATGTTATATGTGTATGACCCAGTACGTGATGCAATGATGTTCCTAAAAGCGGAATTCAAAATTTTTCTGGAGTTTACATGAAAATAATTATCTATCTACTCCAATTTTTTGTTGTTAACAAGCCTAGCATATGTGCGTCTCATATATCGTGGTATATACTTAGTAACAAACACATGCACATCATCCTCGAAATCAGATGAATTAATGGTTAGTCTCACTTCTCTCCCCTTGTTGCAAGAATCTTTTGACCTGCCTAAACTAATTTTTTGATATTATCACTTGACATACTATTTATCTATTTATTTAGGTCCTTAGAAGTTTCTCTTTCCTCTTTATCCTAAATCATATGGTCATAGTTACCATTTGCAATAGACTTCCTATTTGCTTGATGACGCTATGTGTTGTTTGGCTCTAAAGCATCATACTTTATAATAGATATTCTATCATCCTCATCATCTACTTTTGTATACAGATTCTTATCATATATGACAGAATCTGCATTGGAGACCTACTGCCATGTAACCTTCCCCTTTTTCTAGGCTGACATTATAGTATTATATATCTTTGGAAACAATCTAGCATCGCCATCTAATAGATTCTTACTATGATCAACATCAAATACCTTTAGGAATAAATCATTTGTTCTTGACAGGTTTTGTGCACCAAAACTCTTAATGAACTAAGAAAGAAGCCTAGGTGTGTAACTGTTAAGTCTATCCTATGCTAACTTCTTAAATCCATATGATTCAAGTGCTTTCTTAAGAGAATCTGTACTACCGGCATCTAATTCTGTTTGTATCTTAGATAAATCTACTTTACCAGATGTATTCACGGTTGCATCATTATTTGCTTTATCAGCAGCAGCCTATTGCTCAGCTGCTTCTGCATCAGCCTATTGCTATGCCTGCTTTAGGGCTTTATTCTATTGGCGAGTTTTTGTGGCTTGTGCAGTCTATTCTTTCTTTTTTTGATTTATAATCTACTCGAACTAGTCTATCTTCCTCTTGACCTCATTACTCTCGTATGAAGTGTATTCATTATTATCTAGTTTTGACTTTAACTCAGCATATATGTTTGCATCCTTTTTTCCCAGATATTTGTAAGACTTAGTATATAAATCTCTGTAATCAGTTTCACGCTTATTATTACCAGATGGCTGAGCTTCAGTTAAATAAAGTTTCTCTACTTTCATCTTATCCCTCTCTTAATACATTGAAGTTTGAATTTACAAAATCTTCTATCTCTGACCTCGGAGTAGTATCAATATACTCAGGTACTATTTCACACGTGATGCTTGCTGGATATATCATGATAGCAGAAAGTTTTGTAACTCTAAATAACCGTGATGGTGTGTTATCATAAGCACTAGGAATTTCAAATAAGCAACCTATTTGCAAATCTACTAAATCATATGGTACATGGATTAGTGCTGCATTTTCATTTAGTTCAGCATCCCAACCTAATTTCTTAGCAGTCTTTTGATCTTCATGCTCTTCAAAGATGCAACCTACTTTTATTGGTTCGCTATAAGCTAAAGCCTTAAATTCACCATGTAAGGTATAGTCACCAGATTTCATTGGGGATCTATAGATTACATTAACTCCCAGCAGACGAACCATTTCCTTGAAGTAGGACCTATTCAATTTTGCATTGGAGTTAATTAGTAACCCATAGTTATCTTCCATTTTTATCTAGCCTTTACTCTACCTGAAATAGTAATTGTTTCTTGCTTATTAGATTCGTTCAACTGCTTTACGTTATAGTTATAAATCATTGATTCTGTTACAAAGTTACCATTGCTCAATGAACCACGAATTCTGAATGACTTACCATTCTTTGAGAACATTACATTATAACCTTCCATAATTAGGTTGCCATTCTTTGCGAAGTATGCATCTTCAAATACGAACTTTGTCTTAGCAGCCTTACCAGACTTATACTTAATAAGACCTTCTACGATAAAGCTTTCACCTAAGTCCTTCACTCTAGTTGTTTCGAAGGTGTTAACATTATCATATACTTTGCGTAAGAAGCCTTCTACTAAGTCATTGAACTTGTGCTCATTGAAGTTATTGATGTCATAGGATTCTTCCTAAACATTTTCTTCTTCTGCTGGAACTTCTTCTTCAGCACCCTCAACTGGTTCTTCAATGGGGGCTTCTTCTCCTCCTTCTGCAGGCACTTCTCCTGCTCCCTCAACTGGCTCTTCAGCAGGAACTTCTTCAACTGGTTCTTCTTCCTCTTGACCATTAGCTTCAAGGTTTGCCTGTTCTTCATCAGAGAGTGGAACGATTGATTCACCACCAGGCATTGCAGTGTTACCAACATTGATGGTCATTGTGCCATCATCGTTCTTAGATACATCTACTGCATCTTCTCCAGAAGCATGAACTTCAACTGCTTCATTTACGCGTTTACCACAGCCTTCTTCGCAATGATGATCATGCTTTTTGCATTCACATGGATGATATAAGAATCGTCCCTTAAATCAGCCACTGCCTCAACGGTTGGAAACTCAACACATATTTCAAGAGAGACA